ATGGAAGTAATGCACGAGCGTAACGCTCACAACTTCCCACTTGATCTAGCATCAAGCGAAGCAACAGAAGTTGCACTAACAGCTCCACAAATTGGCTAAAAAAATTTGGACTATATGGAAGTATGCTCTTGGTAGTTTTGGTGATGATAAGACTAGATCTTATGACAACGTTATAGCTATCACTCGTACTTTCATTTTCTTCAGTTATTTAATAACTAATCTATTTATATGTTCTGGTGTCTTAAGGCATTGGAACAATTTACCAAATAATCATGACAGAGAATACAAGACATTGGAAAACAACTACAACAGGTAGAAAAAATATTCCAGTCGAAGAAGAAAAGAAAACAAAGAAAAAATAACCACGACTTCCGTTCATCCCTAATGGGACGCATGACTCCTAAGCATGGAACGGGGCTTAGGTACTGAGGTGAATTATGACTCAAGTAGAACTACAAGCTCGACTCAAAGAGCAAAGAGATTTCAAAAGAGAAACTTTACTTAAGTATCGTGGCATCACATACACAAAAAGATAATCGGTAAGCCGACTGGGAGGTGCAAGTCCTCCCTTATCACTTTGGCTTTTGACCCTTACGAGGATACTCATCAGCCGTCTAGACGGTGGGATAGACCACGAAACAACCGAGTCCAATTAAGACTCACAACTTTTTACGTAAAGGGACAAGTAAATATACACTTAATTTTTAAAGAAAAATGGCTAATGCTAATCAAGTCAGCTTAGGTCGCTCGAATTTAGCGACTGGCACTGGCTACAATGACAAGTATAATTTGTACTTAAAATTGTTCTCAGGAGAGATGTTTAAAGGCTTCCAGCATGAAACTATTGCTAGAGATCTTGTAACTAAGAGAACACTGAAGAACGGCAAATCATTGCAGTTCATCTACACAGGTCGCATGACAAGCGATTTTCATACGCCTGGAACCCCTATCTTAGGGAATGCTGATAAGGCACCTCCAGTAGCTGAAAAGACCATCGTTATGGATGATCTACTAATCAGTTCTGCATTCGTTTATGACCTAGACGAGACACTTGCTCACTACGAATTGAGAGGAGAAATATCTAAGAAGATTGGATATGCTCTTGCTGAAAAATATGACAGATTAATTTTCCGTTCTATTACAAGAGGAGCTAGATCAGCATCTCCAGTTTCTGCAACAAACTTTGTAGAACCCGGCGGAACACAGATCAGAGTTGGAGCAACAACTAATGATTCTGATGCTTATTCTGCTACAAATCTAATTAACGCTTTCTATGACGCTGCTGCTGCAATGGATGAGAAAGGAGTTAGTGGTGATGGCAGATGTGCTGTACTTAACCCACGTCAATACTACTCTTTGATCCAAAACGTTGGTTCAAACGGTCTAGTAAACAGAGACGTTCAGGGTACTGCATTACAAGGCGGTAACGGTGTTATCGAAATAGCTGGAATCCACATCTACAAATCTATGAATATTCCATTCTTAGGTAAGTATGGTGTTGCTTACGGCGGTACAACTGGCGAGACTTCTCCTGGAAATCTTGGTTCTTTCATTGGACCTACACCTGAGAATGCTAATGCTACTGGTGGAGTAAACAACGACTACGGTACTAACTCTGAGTTAGGTGCTAAGTCTTGTGGACTTATCTTCCAAAAGGAAGCTGCTGGTGTTGTTGAAGCTATCGGACCACAAGTACAGGTAACAAACGGAGACGTTTCTGTAATCTACCAAGGTGATGTAATCCTTGGACGCATGGCTATGGGTGCAGACTACCTAAACCCAGCTGCTGCTGTTGAATTATATGTTGGTGCTTCTGCTCCTTCAGGATTCTAAATTTATACATTTTATACGGGACCTTCGGGTCCCTTTTTTTTTATGACAACTCCCACAACAATAGATACCGAGACCGAACTCTCCGCCGTAAATACAATACTGGGAGCTATTGGTCAATCTCCGGTAACAACATTAGGTACAGTAACTTCAGATACTACTAATTCTGCTACTGAACTTGCCAATACTTTTGAGAACCCAGAGATAGCACTTATATATCAGATACTTAAAGAATGTAATGTAGATGTACAGAATGAAGGCTGGACATTTAATAGAGAAGATCACGTTACATATTACCCAGATGCAACTACTAAGGAAATAACAATACCTACAAATGTTTTAAGAATGGATTCAGAAAATCCTGAAGATAAAACTGTAGTTCCTATTAGAAGAAACGGAAAATTATATGACAAGGTAAACCATACATATACATGGGATGTAGAAGAAATTTATTTAAATGTAGTTTTTCTATTTCCTTATGAAGACATCCCTTCAGTATTTAAAAGATACATAACTTACAAAGCAGCCGGTAGAGCAGCTACTCAGATGATTACTAACTCACAATTAGTACAACTGATAGCAACTCAAGAACAAATGGCTAGAGCTGCATGTATGGAATATGAGTGCAATCAAGGCGACTACAACATGTTAGGCATGCCACATAACACACATTATTCAACATATAAACCTTACAGAGCATTGCAAAGATAATGTCAACAGTAACCCAATTAATACCTAACTATGTTTTAGGTATCTCAGAGCAGCCTGATGAACTTAAATTAGCTGGACAAGTTAAAGACTTACAGAATGCTATCCCAGATGTAACATTGGGTTGTGTTAAACGTCCAGGAAGTAAGTATGTCACTAGGATTACACCAAACAGTGGAACTCTTAGTTGGTTTCATATTTACAATGATTCAGATAATCAGTACATAGGTAATGTAAGTACATCAGGTGTATTTCAAATTTGGAGAACAAGTGATGGTGCCGTCATACCTGTTGATTATTCAGGTGTTACAGGATCTAATGCTGCAACCTATTTAAGTGGTTGGACAGATTCCACAGATATACAAGCTTTAACTATTAATGAAAATACTTTTTTTACTAATAGAACAAAAGTTACAGCGATGAAATCAGGCACATCTGATAAGTCACCAGCTGTTGTAAATGAAGTGATTATTGAATTAAAAACTATATCTTATGGTAAACAATACGCTTTAAATATATATGATCCGGCAAATCCAGGAACTCCAATAACTGAAACAAGAGCTACATCAATAGCAGCAAGAAATGATTTAACTTCGAATAAACCAAATGATGGTTCTTGCCAAGCAATGACCAGAGAAGTTATAAATGCTACTGCATCAGGAAAGTCAAATTTAAGATATGAAATTGATCTTAGATGTATTCCTGTAGTTGACCCTGCAAATATAGGTGGTACAAGTTCTGGACCTCAATACAATGATTCCTATACAGAATTTGCTAAATTACAGTTTGGCGGAGAAGGTTGGACAACAGGTAATACACATAGTTACACAACTGAAAAAGGTGGGACTGGAACTATAGAGGTTAAGAGTCATACAACTATGAGATCTTCTGCAAACATTGCAGCGGTACGTCCTCCAGCTACATCATCTAGTGCAGACGAAGCAGTTACAGCTTCAGGAATCTTGGGTGATATGAAATCATCATTAGATGGAATAAGTGGTACTGGAATTACAGCAACTATTACTGGTAACTGTTTACATCTAACAAGATCTACACCATTCGCTGTAAGTACTCCTGAACCTCAGTTAATGAATATCATTACAAGTCAGGCTAATAATATTGGAGATTTACCTACTAATTGCAGACATGATTATGTTGTAAAAATTGTAAATAGTGGAGATGATGATGATGATTTCTATTTAAAATTTAATCAAACTAATGCTGGAACAGGCAATCAAAACTATTTTGGTGAAGGTGTATGGGAAGAATGTCCAGCTCCTGATTTAGAAATTGAAATAGATAAAGATACTATGCCAGTAAGACTCATTCGAGAACTTCCTGGAAATACATATACAAATGGTAGGTTTATATGTCAGTCAATTGATTATGCAAAACGAGATGTAGGTGATGACAACACCAACCCTGTGCCTAGCTTTATAGGCAGTCCGTTGCAGAAGATGTTGTTTTTC